GGCGGCAGTGATGGCATGACAGAAGCGATTGATGTTGAGGGAGCATCGGTCATCATGATTGATACACGATTTTATGAGGCCCTCGAGATTTCCACTTGCGACCTCATGTGCTTCAACCCCAGTGTACAACGCTTCTATCCAGTTATCCGTTTTCCATGCACCACGAGTTGCACGAATTTCCTCCAACGACCCGTCAAGATCATCTTTGTAGTTGTGCTCCAAGTGGATTATGTAATCGGCGATGATGTTTCTACAGTCCAAATTCATGAAACTGTCGATCCGCAGTCCACACGCTCTCACATACTGCAGCTTCACATCATCTTTTTCTGCTCCCCATAACAATGAGCAAAGCACCCGTGAGCGTTCGGGCACTGGCACCCACACACCATCACGCTTCTCAAAATTTTGACTCAAAAATGAGACTTTTTCTAATGGTTGGGGTTCATGGGTTGGTGCTTTCGCAACAATTCCAAGTGTGGACCACTCTTCACAAATGCTTCTGGTATTGAACCAGGACACGACCTCATCACTCACGGAGAATGTGTTGTCGTCACCGTTTAGAGCGGCTTCCACATGATGCAGGAAGGCTGTGTACTCACACAGATCAAGTCTGTTGTTTTTCCGACAAGCCATTATCCATGCATAAGCCAACAGCCGAAAGAGGATCATCGTATTATCAACGATAGTATTCGCACTACCGCTCGGATTTCCTTTGAATTTCCGCACAGTGTCGCCATTTTCTGCGACTATCTGTGAATAGATGATACTGTCATAGAGATTAACTAGAATTCTCCAGTTCTCTTCAGTTTGTTCCTCCCGGGCTAACATCTTAAAGCGCAGATTTCTCTGCCCCTTCAGTAGGTAGGCCAGAATTGTAGAGTCATATGACGATACGTCAAGCTCAAAGGTGTTTTTCCACCTAAGCAGCCTTGTTGCTAACGCATGCCAATTGCGAAAGAATTTTGATGTTCCTACGAACGACCATGTCTTACCATGACAC